TCAGGTGACCACATAGCAGGGGTAGGCATGGGCAGGTAGGGGGGTGTGGGTATACGTGTATGTATAAATACACAGATTAGGTATTTTCAATGTAAACCACAGAAACAACTCAAAAGAAATGATACAAAAGGGTAAATTAGTTGCATAAATGTCACACATAAATACCTATTTTATATTTGTAGGGGTTGACAAGCTACAGAAAAAGAGTATAATATACACTATACAGTTAAATGTAACACTTTAAAAATAAATAAATACTTAGATGTAACATATTATAAGTATATAAATTCTTGGTAATACATATATATGTTACCTATCTGTAATTTTAAACTTGACTTCTATGAAAAAATCTGTAAAACTAACATATAAGGACAATATTATGTCCTTAATGTATAAATCTTTGCGTACTTATGGAGATTTACGTGCTGTTCACGTACCTCACTCCTCTGTACATTATATTAGAGCCTTAATTGAAAGAGACACAGGTGTGCGTTATACGCTTTCGCATGTAGAAAATGCAATGAAAGCAGAAGGAATGTTAGATAAATGATAGAAAAAAGTGGAGAGAAGTTTTCTGGCTACAATAAACCGAAACGAACTCCTAAACATCCTAAAAAATCCCATGCAGTGTTAGCAAAAGATGGAGATAAAGTACGATTAATAAGATTTGGACAGCAAGGTGTCAAGGGTGCAGGTAAAAACCCTAAGACAGCTAAAGATAAGGCACGTAAGAAGTCTTATTATGCTCGTCATAACGCACAAGATGCCAACCCTAGTAAGTTAAGTGCTAGGTATTGGTCACATAAAGTAAAATGGTAAGGAATATATCATGTCTATACTAAGTAAAGCAGCTAGAAAAGCAGGGCAAAAAGCTAGAAAATTATTTAAAAAGAAGTATTCTGTACAAGAAGGTGCAGGACTAGACTCTGAAGGTGGGGGTAGTGTTGCAGCTGCAAGGGCTGTAGGAACTAAAGGTGAAAAAGTTACTAGAGGTAAACTTTCAATGTCTAATTTTGAAAGAGACCAAAGGAAGTATAGTAATTTTGATGCTAAGAAACTTTTAAAATTATATAAAGAAGATAGACCTGCGTATAATAGGGCTATTAAAAGGTTAGAAGAAGCTGAATCACGTAGAGTAAGAAAAGCTGCGATTGGTAGAAGAGATGCTTCTCAAAAAAGAAAGGCAGATGCTACACCTGATAAGTTAACTCCAGAACAAGAAATAGCTAAACTAAGAGACTTAAATACTAGAGCAAGATTAGCTAATGATGCTAGACAAATAAAAGCTGTTGAAAAACTTATTGATAAATTTACAACAGCAGGTACAATATCAAGTCAAAGAGGAAAAGTTTTACTATCTGATATTAAATCACGTATGGCAATTAAACAAAATAAACTTGCAAAAGCTATGGAAAAAGAGGATTTAGAATTAGGTAAAGCTGAAGGTGAAAGTCAAATAGGGAGAAGAAAGAAAAAAGAATCTCCAAGAGAGTTTAAATCTAGAGCAGAAGAAAGAGCCAAGGGTGGTTTTATATATGGTGGCACAGCAGGTGGAAAGAAACATAACTACGCAGCTGGTGGTTCTGTAGTAGATAATTTAAAACGTAGGAGTTAATAATGGGTATAGTAAGTAAACTAGCAAGAAAATTAGTTAAAAAACCAAAGCCAAAAGTAAAAACTAAACAAAAGCTAGAACAAAAACCAATTCAATCTAAAGGTGGTAAATTAAAAGATAAGACACCTTTTGATGTTAAAGTAAAAAACTTTAAAAAGAGTCTTGATGATATATTTAATCGATTAGATGACCATCATTATGGTGGACAAACTTTATCTAAAGCAAAATATAATGAGTTAAAAAGTAGAGCACGAGCAATTTTACGTGAAGGTAAATTACAACTTCCTAATAAAAAAGGAGTAGATAAAACATTTCAAGAATTGCTTGACAGTAACTATGAAGACCAAGTTAGATTTAGTAAGGGTGGTGATACACCTAAAAATAAAACAAAGTCTAAAGATGCAATTGGCATAATGATTGCAGTTGGTAAAGTTAAAAAAGGTAAAGCTGAAATGGCATATGGAGGTTCTATCGGAACTAAAAAATATAACTATGCTGCAGGAGGTTCAGTTACAAATAATTTAAAGCCTGTACCACAAGGAAGTAAAGGTAAAGGTTTATCAAAGCTACCCACTCAAGTCCGTAATAAGATGGGCTTTATGAAAAAGGGTGGCATGGTTAAAAAGTAAGAGGAGAACTTAGTATGCCAATGCACGGAATGAAAAAGAAAAAAGGTATGGCTCGTGGTGGTGCTATGAAAAAGAAAAAAGGAATGGCACGAGGTGGAGCAATGATGAAGAAGAAAAAATCATACGCTAGAGGTGGAGCTGCAAGACGTAAGTAAATGCCGTATCTCATAAGTAACGTACCCCATTTTCATTGTTGGGTACGGAAAGAGTTTACGTCAAACCATTCGCAGTATCACGGAGAGTTTTTACATGCGATGGTATTTGCAGTTAATACAATACCTGACAGGTCACTTAGCTTTCAACTCGTATTCACAGGTTGCGAAGCAGACTTTGAAGATGGACCTGAAACAAATATACATGGTGGAGCAATGTGGGCTAGAATGCCAATACAAGCACTTGTAGCTGACATACCACTAGATGAATGGTCAGAACCTATGGATGACCATTTAGCACAACCTTGGGATTGTGAGTCTAGAAATCACAGTGTAGTCGTGATGGATAGAGTAAGTTCAAGTCCTTGGCTTTGTAAGATAGGTGGAGAATTTTACAGAGGTAAATATTTATTTACAGTTGACTACACAGACAGCGACATAGCAGATGACCCTGCTCAACATAAACAGTCGCATGTGTTATATCTGCTAGATGCAGGGAAGTGGACAGGAAATTTTGTTGCTTTACCTAATAATAGAGTCCGTGCAACAAGCCCTGCGTTGTGGGCGACTGGGGAAGGTGCTCCAGATTTTACACCATCTCAGTGGACACACTCAGCAGAAAGCCACGAAAGCTACTTAGACCCTAGCGTTACATTCGATAACTTGTATAATGATAAAAAGCAAAAAAAGAAAAGACCCTAAAGTTGGAACAGGTAAAAAACCAAAAGGCAGTGGAAGACGTTTATACACGGATGAAAACCCTAAAGACACTGTTAGTATCAAATTCGCAACTCCATCTGACGCAAGAGCAACAGTTGCAAAGGTTAAAAAAATCAATAAACCATATGCAAGGAAAATACAAATCCTCACAGTCGGAGAGCAAAGAGCCAAAGTCATGGGTAAATCAGAAGTTGTCTCAATTTTTAAAAAAGGGAAAGAAAGTTTAAAGAAAGCTAGAGGAAAAACATAATGCCACATTATACAAAACCATTAACTAAAATTATAAAAGGTTTAAAGAAAGCATCTAAAACTCATGCAAAACAAGCTAGAAGTTTAAGTAAAATTAGAAAAGACCAAAAGAAAAGATATAACAAGAAGAGGTAACAATGGCTGCAAAGAAAAAAAGCACAGTTAATAAAGCAGGTAATTATACTAAACCGACTATGAGAAAACAATTATTTAATCGTATTAAAGCAGGTGGCAAAGGTGGTGCTCCCGGACAATGGTCAGCTAGAAAAGCACAAATGTTAGCTAAACAATATAAAGCTAAAGGTGGGGGTTACAGATAATGTCTGATTACATGCCTGAGGAAATACAAGAGATAAATGATTTACAAAAAATAAATGTGGCAATGGAAGAGTTGCCAGAACCATCGCAACCATTTTTTGACTGGTTAGAAAAAATAACTTCAGAGGAGAAGGGGAAAAGTTTTTTTGACTGGTTATTAAAATAAACTTTTAGGATACCCCAACATGATAGACCCCATTACCCTTTCTGCAGCTGTTACAGGTGCAACTACAGCCTATAATGCTATTAAAAAAGCAATAATGGTAGGCAAAGAAATAGAGGACATGTCATCTGAATTAGGCAGATGGATGACAGCCGTAAGTGACGTAGATAACGTACATAAGAATGCCAATAGCCCATCTACTTTTGATAAATTATTTAATGGGTCTATTGAGCAAGTAGCAATAGAAAGTTTTTCAGCAAAAAAGAAATTAGCAAAACAACGAGAAGAATTAAAAAATTTCCTAGTAGCACATTATGGAATGAATGCATGGGATGATTTAGTTAGAGAAGAAGGTCGTATACGAAAAGCTAGACAAGAAGCTATCTACGCAAGAGAAGAACAGAAGAGACAGATAAGAGATTACACAATCATAGGCATAGCTTCTTTAGTAGGATGTAGTGCAATAGGTTGGATGATATGGTTAATCAGCGTTTCTGTTTAATAGTATTAATAATAATAGTTTTTGCTATCTTATTTGGAATAGTTGTATTCGCAAAAGATAATACAACTAAAATAACAACATGTAGATTAGCTAGTCAAATATTAGGTAATAAACAAAGAGTATGTGTATTTGTGGGTGCAAATAATACACAGTATAGAGAATACCTTCCATATGATGCAGGAGAGTGTCCTAGACAATATCAATGTCCTTATAGACCAAATGAAAAACCTTTTGACATCAAAGCAGTAATTAGAAATATAAAGGAACAATTTAAATAATGGCACTATCAAAATCACAAAGGTCACTAAAAGCATGGACAAAACAAAAATGGAGAACTAAATCAGGAAAGCCATCTAGTAAGACAGGTGAGAGATACTTACCAAGTGCTGCAATAAAAGCATTAACTCCACAGGAATACGCAGCGACAACAAAAGAGAAAAGAAAAGGCAAGAGGGCAGGTAAACAATTTACTAAACAACCTAAAGGTATAGCAAAAAAGACTGCACGATTTAGAAAATTTAGTTGACAATGGATGTAATCTCAACTATAATGCGTTATATTATGTACTTAGTAAGTGCATTTATGATTTTTATATTAATATATGCAATAGCAATGGGATTGATAAATGATATTTGTAGCTGTGCAAATGACTATGCACTAACAAACTTATGGAACTAGAATGTTATGGATGTTATTTGTAATACTACACGGAACGGATATACAGGAAAATGTCTACTTCAATGATTTGGATACGTGCCTTGAATATGCAGGGAAAATGCGAGAGCAAGACTTTCACCAAAGACAAGCAGGAGATAAAATCTTTCTTAAAGTTTATTGCATACCTAAAGAAAGTGAGTAAAAGATGTGGATTCCAGTAATAACAATATTATGGGCACTAGGAGATAGTGCTACATGGGTAAATTTTCCGATGGTTAATTTTCCTTTTTCATCAAGCGATAAATGCTATCTATATATTGATAGTGCAAGGGCTAAAATAACACAAGACCCTCAATATTTAAATGGTTACAGTACATGTGTTTATATAGGTAGCCCTACAGGAACTAATGGAGAACCAACATGATTGATTGGGATAAAATTAAATTTGATGTATGGAATAAAAGATTTGGTGAAGGAACTAAATTTGATTTAGATTATGGTAAATTACTTATCATAGGTCTATTAGTTTATCATATATTTTTTCAAGGATAATGAAAAAATTACTTTTTATTCTACCTATATTAACAGCATGTTCATATATGCCTGAGCCTTTAAATAATCCACAGGTATCTATGTTAGGTAAAAAATGTAATGAACAAACTTGGAGTTACATTTGGATTAATAAAAAAGGTCAAAACTTAACAGCATCTGAAGAGAATTGTAAAATACCAATTAAAAAGGAGTAATATGTTTCAAGCATTAATAAGTCCTATAGCATCTCTAGCAGGTACATGGCTAGAGGGTAAAGTAAGTAAAGCAAAAGCAGAGACAGAAGTTAAAGTTGCTCGTGCTAAAGCTGAAGCTAAAGTTTATGAAACAGAAGCTACATCAAGTATGCTTAATGAGCAATCATTAACAAGTCAGATGGGTGAAAGTTGGAAAGATGAATTTTGGTCACTTATTTTTGGAGCAATATTAATATGTTGTTTTTTGCCTTGGACACAACCATACGTAAAAGAAGGGTTTGTATTTCTACAAGAGTCTACACCAAATTGGTTCTCTAATATGTTATATATAATTATAGGTTCTAGTTTTGGTTATAGATTTGGAAAACAAGGATTGCAAATGATAAATAAAAAACGATGACATGTGCATGTGGAAAAGAAGACTGCAAATGTAGTAGTAATGATTTGATTCCTGATAAACTAGGGTATCAAGTAAACAAAAGGAGAATGGCATGGGTTTTAATTATTCTTATGGGTATTACCACTATCCTAACTTTGGCATTCCCAGACAGACTCGCAGAAGCAGAGAGTATTCTTATGACACAATACATAAGCATGTGTGGACTAGTTGGAGCATACTTTGGTTTTAGTGCTTTAGGTAGTAAGAAGTGATTGAAGCTAATGGGTGGGATAACCACGAAGATACATTTGAAGAAACAATAAGAAGAGAACTTCTAGCTGCACAGCAAACTATACATATATTAAAAGAAGATAATAAAGAATTAACAAAAGCCTATTATATGTTGTTAAGAGAAAATGAGAGGTTAAAAAAATTAAACTAATGGATTTTACAGATAGACTAAGAGAGGAACTAAAGATAGATGAAGGATGTAAATACGAAGTATATCTGGACCACCTTGGATTACCTACGTTTGGTATCGGACATCTTATCACTCAAGACGACCCTGAGTACCAAATGGGGATGGGCACACCTGTTGACGAAATACGAGTCAACGAAGTCTTTGAACAAGACATAAATGTTACAATAGGTGAGTGTAGAAGATTATTTGATGATTGGGATAAACTACCTAAAGAAGTACAACTAATTACAGCTAACATGATGTTTAATATGGGTAGACCTAGATTATCACAATTTAAAAAAATGATACAAGCTATTAGAGATGGCGATTGGATTGAAGCTGGAAATCAAATGCAGGATTCAAGATGGTACAAACAAGTAACAAATCGAGCAGACAGACTTATATCTCGAATGAAAGCAGTCGGCTTGAGTTAATAAAACAAAGACAAAGAAAAAGACATATTAAAAATTTAATAGAGTTTTTCAAACCTAGAGAGAGAAAGTTTATAAAACATGGCTAGACAATTATCAGATAGACAGAAAAAATTTCTTGATGCACTTTTTACTACAGCGAAAGGAAATATCAAAGATGCTAAAATTATAGCTGGGTATTCGCCTAATACAAGTAATCAAGAAATTATTAAAGCTATAAAAGATGAAGTGCTTGAAGCTACTCAAATGTACATGGCTAGTAATGCACCTAAAGCTGCATTTGCTATGGCTAATGGTTTAGATGACCCAACTGAGTTAGGTTTTCGAGATAAGATGACTGCAGCAAAAGAACTGCTTGATAGAAGTGGTTTAGTTAAGACTGAAAAAATGCAAGTCGAATCAACAGGTGGAGTCATGCTTATGCCTGTAAAACAAACTGAGGAGAAATAATATGGGCATAATAAGTAAATTTGCTAGAAAGCTAACTAAGAAAACTAAACCAAAAACTAATGCACAAAAAATTAATGCTAACACAAAAAGATTAAGAGAACTAGATAAGACTAGAAACTTAACAGCTACAGAAAAAAGAAAAAGAATTGCTAAAGAATATAAAGAGTTTGTAAAGAAAAAAGAAAATCCTAAAAGTATTTTTAGAAAGCAAGGTCCGGGACAAGCTAAAACACAAAAGGCTGTTGAAGGTCAAAGAAGATATAAAGTTGGACAGGCAAAAGGTTTTGCTACAGGTGTAGGTGCAACTATTTTAACAGCAAGTGCTGCAACAGCTTTGTATAAAAAAGATGCATTGTTTGCAAATAAATTAAAAAAAGCTAATAAAGAAGGAAAATCAACTATTAAATATAAAGGTGATATGTACAAAGTTCCTAAAAACTTACCTGCCCTTCCAATTCCAAAACCTAAAACTACACCAAGTAAATTTAAAAAAGGTACAAGAATTAGTTATGCTGAAAGATTTAAAGAAATAGAGCAAGAAAAAAAGAAAAAATAAATGACTAAAAGAACAACAGGTGAGTGGGTATTGCCACAACCTCTTGACATAAAAGATAAGAATGAATGGATTGCAATACCTAGAATTGCTAGAACAGTTCCATTTGGTTATAGTGTTGACCCTGACAATGAACATATACTTAGACCTATACCTCGTGAGTTAGATGCACTTGAAAAAGCTAAACAACATCTTAAACAGTATTCATATAGAGAAGTATCTAATTGGCTAAGTAATTTTACAGGAAGATATATATCTCACATAGGATTAATGAAAAGAGTAAAACGTGAGCGACAACGTAAGAACAAAGCTAGAACTCTCCGTATCTGGTCAGAATATGCAGAAAAGGCGATACAAGCGGCAAAACAAATTGAAGAAGAAAGAAGTGGTGCAAGAGCCTAAACAGCCTGTTGTATCACTTGATGAAGTAGAACAAGTACCTGAAGAAGAATTAAATGTAGCCTTTAAACCAAATGAAGGTCCTCAAACAGATTTCTTAGCAGCAGGAGAAAGAGAAGTATTATATGGTGGTTCAGCAGGTGGTGGCAAATCCTTTGCGATGTTGGCAGACCCACTCAGATACATGGGTCATCCAGCCTTTAGTGGGTTGCTCCTTCGACACACGACAGAAGAATTACGAGAACTCATATTTAAATCGCAGGAACTCTATCCGAAAGTTTGGAAAGGCATCAAATGGTCAGAAAGAAAGATGCAATGGGTAGCACCATCAGGTGCTAGATTATGGATGTCATATCTTGATAGAGATGATGATGTTATGCGTTATCAAGGTTTAGCATTTAGTTGGATAGGTTTTGATGAATTAACACAGTGGGCTACACCTTTTGCTTGGAATTATATGCGTTCACGTTTACGTTCTACAGCATCTGACCTACCAATATTTATGAGAGCCACAACTAACCCCGGAGGTGTAGGACATCACTGGGTAAAGAAAATGTTTATTGACCCTGCTCCATACGGAAAGACATTTGATGCAACAGATATTGAAACAGGAGAAATCCTCAAGTATCCTGCAGGACACCCAAAGTCTGGGAAATCTTTATTCAAGAGGAGATTTATTCCTGCAAGATTATCTGACAATCCATACCTCTCAGAGAGTGGAGACTACGAAGCAATGCTACTCTCCCTTCCTGAACAACAAAGACGACAGTTACTTGAAGGGGATTGGGATATTAAAGAAGGTGCAGCATTTACTGAGTTTGACAGGACTGTACACGTTATTGACCCATATTCTATCCCTAACAATTGGGTTAAGTTTCGTGCTTGTGATTATGGTTATGGTAGTTATTCAGGAGTTATTTGGTTTGCTGTTTCACCTGCTGAACAACTTATTGTATATCGTGAACTCTATGTATCAAAAGTATTGGCGACAGACTTAGCTGATATGATATTAGAAGCTGAAGCAGGAGATGGTAATATTAAGTATGGTGTATTAGACTCAAGTTTGTGGCACAAACGAGGTGATACAGGACCTTCACTTGCAGAGCAAATGATTAGTAGAGGATGTCGATGGAGACCTTCAGATAGAAGTAAAGGCTCAAGAGTTGCAGGTAAAAACGAAGTACATAGAAGATTACAAATAGATGAGTTTACAGATGAACCTAGATTAGTATTTTTTAATACATGTACTAATATAGTTTCTCAATTACCTTCAATACCTTTAGATAAGAAAAATCCTGAAGATGTTGACACAAAAGCAGAAGACCACTTGTATGATGCTTTAAGATATGGTATAATGTCAAGACCTAGATTTAGTGTATTTGACTATGACCCACGAGGTAAACCATCAAATAGTATGCCTGTAGCAGATGCTACATTTGGATATTAAAGGATAAAATATGGCTGAAGAAGATATTATGATTGAAGATGATGCAATCTCACTTGATGACCTTGCAGACTCTAGCAATCCTGAAGATATAAACACAACAGGTATTGTAGACTACGTATATGAAAAATACAATAGAGCCGAAAACTACAGAGAAAATGATGAAGATAGATGGCTAAGAGCCTATCGTAACTACAGAGGATTGTATGGTCCTGATGTACAATTTACGGAAGCTGAGAAGTCTAGAGTATTTGTTAAGACAACTAAAACAAAAACACTTGCAGCCTATGGTCAAATAGTTGATGTATTGTTTGCAGGTAATAAATTTCCTATAAGTGTTGAACCTACAATATTACCTGAAGGTGTATCTGAGAATGTACATGCAGATTTACAACCTAAACCTATGGGTGTTGAACCAACAAGTCCATATGGATTTGATGGAGATGGAGCAGACTTACCAAAAGGTTTTACAGCTACAGGTATTGAGTTAGGACCTTTAGAAGAAAAGTTAGGTAAGATAGAAGATTTAAAAGAAGGTGCAGGAACAACACCTGCAACAGCTACGTTTAGTCCTGCTATGATTGCAGCTAAAAATATGGAAAAGAAAATAATGGACCAGCTTGAAGAGTCAAGTGCTACTAAACATTTACGAAGCACAGCATTTGAGATGGCTTTATTTGGTACAGGTGTAATGAAAGGACCTTTTGCTGTCGATAAAGAATATCCTAATTGGGGTAGCGATGGTGAGTATGACCCTAAATTTAAAACTGTTCCTGAAGTAACACATGTTTCAGTGTGGAACTTTTATCCTGACCCTGATGCAAACAATATGGATGAAGCACAGTATGTAGTTGAAAGACATAAATTATCTCGTAATCAGTTACGTAATTTAAAGAAGAGACCATACTTTAGACAAAATGTTATTGACTCATGTATTGATATGGGCGAGACATATACTAAAAAAGATTGGGAAGATGACTTATCTGATTATGCAACAGGTGAAACATATATAGATAGGTTTGAAGTTATTGAGTATTGGGGTACAATGGATACTGAAATGCTCTTAGAAAACGAAGTTGAAATACCTAAAGAGTTACAGAAGTTTGATGAATTACAAGCTAATATATGGATTTGTAATAGAAAACTTATTAGATGTGTATTAAATCCATTTAAACCTGCTAAGATACCTTACATGGCTGTTCCATATGAACTTAATCCATATTCATTTTTTGGTGTTGGTATAGCTGAAAATATGGATGATACACAAACATTAATGAATGGTTTTATGAGAATGGCAGTTGACAATGCTGTATTATCAGGAAACTTATTAATAGAAGTAGATGAAACTAATTTAGTTCCGGGACAAGACTTATCAGTATATCCGGGAAAAATATTTAGGAGACAGGGTGGTGCTCCGGGTCAAGCTATTTTTGGAACTAAGTTTCCAAATGTTGCAGGAGAGAATATGCAATTGTTTGATAAGGCAAGACAACTATCCGATGAATCAACAGGCTTTCCATCGTTTGCACATGGACAAACAGGTGTAATGGGTGCAGGTAGAACTGCATCAGGTATATCTATGTTAATGAATGCTGCAAGTGGTGGTATTAAAAATGTTATTAAAAATGTAGATGATTATTTATTAAAACCTTTAGGTCAAAGTTTATTTAGTTTTAATATGCAATTTGATTTTGACCCAAAGATAAAAGGTGACTTAGAAGTTAGGGCTAGAGGAACTGAAAGTTTAATGGCTAATGAAGTTAGGTCACAAAGACTAATGCAATTTTTAGGTGTCGCAAGTAACCCTGCCCTTGCACCATTTGCTAAGTTCCAATATATTATTCGTGAGATTGCTAAGGCTATGGATTTAGACCCTGACAAAGTTACAAATAATATGGAAGAAGCTGCGTTACAAGCTAAGATGCTTCAGGAACAACAAGCTAAACAAAAACCACCTGCAGGAGCAGACCCAAATGACCCAACAGGAGCAGGTGGTGGAACAATTGGAACAGGTATAGCACCAACTCCAAACGAACAAGGATTTACAGGTAATGTACAACCACAACAACAAGCAGGTACTAGCGAACCTCAAACAGCTAGTGGAGAACAAGAAGCTAATAGACAGCTTCAATAATTATATTGATGTACTTATAGATAGACAGCATCAAGTTATTGAACAAAGTGAAAATAATATTATGATGTATAGAGCACAGGGTGCAATTGCAACCTTGCGTAGATTAAAGTATCTAAGGGAAGAGGTATTAGGAAATGATAAAAAAACAAATGGAAATGTTTGACGAAGGTGGTTTAGAACAAGATGGTGGTACAGTAGACCCTGTATCAGGCAATGATGTTCCTGTTGGCTCTACTCAAGAAGAAGTTAGAGATGACATACCTGCACAACTAAGTGAAGGAGAGTTTGTATTTCCTGCTGATGTAGTTAGATTTATAGGCTTAAATAATCTTATGCAAATAAGACAAGAAGCTAAAGCAGGTTTAAAAAAGATGGAAGCTATGGGTCAGATGGGTAATTCTGATGAAGCTACCATGCCTGATGACATTCCATTTACTGCTGATGATATTACAGTTGAAGATGATGATGGCAATGAAGGTGAATTAGAAATGCAGGTTGGTGGAGTTGTACCCCCTAGTCAAGGTGTATATTTTCAACCATCACAAGTAGGGTCACAGTTTAACATAGCACCTCAAGTTCCTGCATATCAACCACCACAACCTTTTCAACCACCTATGCAACAACAACAACAGCCAACAGGATATGGTCCTAGTTTTATGGGTCAACCTCAAGCACAGCAACAATACACAGGATTTCAAGACTTACTACCAAATACACAGGCATATGAAAATGTAGAGTATATTAATAATACTACAGGTGAAACAATGATAATACCTCATGTAGATGGTAAGCCTATTTATCCACCACCTGCAGGTTTTACAGTTAAACCTAAAGAAGAAGTAAAGCCTGAAGAACCTAAGACAGAAGAAGTTACAACACCTACAACACAGGTAGTAGAAGCTAAAGAGAGTGATGATAGAAATGAAAATGAAAATAGATTGCAAAGCACTAAATCATTATTAGGTGTTACATCTACATTAAATTTAGGTGATAGCCTTAAAACATTAGGTTCAAATAAATTTGGACAGGCAGGTTTAGCATATTTAGCAGGTGGTATTCCGGGTGCTATATTAGCACTAACAGGCATACCTCAAAAGGTAGCTAATACAATATTAGGTAAAGTTAATAGTGGTGAAGATTTAACAGAAGAAGAGCAAGCCCAAGCAGATGCTTTGGCTAATGAAGTAGCACTATCTAAAAGAGAGAAATATTTTGAATCTAGACCTGCTGCAACAAATCTAGCAAATCAACTAGGTCTTACAACTGTAACAGGTAGAGTTGGTTTAGGAGTTGGTGATATAGACCCTGTAACAGGTGGTATATTTAACCAAGCAGGACAAGCTGTTGACCCTAAAACAAATGAAAACTTATCTTCATATCGTTCATTTAAAGATGCTAAAGTATCTATGAAAGCAGGTGCAAAAGCAGGATGGTTTGGTGGTGAAATATCTAATTCAACATATATGGGTCTAGGAGAAGAAGGCAAGAAACGCTATGGTGATTACGTAAAAAATATGGCAGAAGAAGGTGTTAATATTGCTGCAGAAGGTAGAGGAGGTTCAGGAACAGGTGATACAGGCACATTTAAAATTGCTACTGAAGGTTCTAAAATTGTTACAGACAAATCTAAAATAGTAGACGAAAATAAAGCAAAAGCAGCTGCAAAAGCTAAAGCTAAAGTTGATGCAGAAGCAGAAACAAAAAGAAGGGCTGTAGAAACAGCAAGATTAAATGCTATGGCACAAAGAGAACAAGATAAAGCAGATAGAGATGCTAGGGAAAGAGCACAGCGAGAGCAAGGAATTAGGGGAACAGCATTAAGAGAAAAAGATATTAATCGTGCTGACCCTTTTGAAAAAAGAACAGGTATTAGAAGAGCAAAAGGTGGCATAGCATCTAAACCTAAGAAAAAAGCTATGAAGAGAGGTGGGTTAGCTTCTAAAAAATAACCCACATTACTGTTGGCTACTTATACCCCCTAGTGGCTACTATAACCCCAACAAGGAGAAAAGAAAATGGCAGAAGCTATTGTACAGGAAGCAACACCTAAAAAAGTTGCATTTATGACTAAACCTAAAAATGTAGAAGAAAGAATAAAGAAAGACGAAAAAGAATTAGAGAAGTTATTAGAAGAGCAAAAAGAAGATGCTAAACAAGATACAGAGTCTAAGACTGAAACTGATGATACTACAGAGCCAGACAGTGCTGAGGAACGTAGTTTTAAAAAGCGTTATGGCGATTTACGAAAACATCAACAACAACAGCAAAAAACTTTTGAAGATAAAATTACAAATCTTGAAAGACAGCTTAATGAAGCTACTAAGAAAGAAATAAAATTACCTAAGACTGAAGAAGAATTAGAAACTTGGGCAAAAGAATATCCTGATGTGGCTGCGATTGTAGAATCAATAGCAATTAAAAAAGCTAGAGAGCAGTCAAAGAATTTAGAAGATAAGATGAAACAATACGAAGACTTACGTGTTGAAGCATCAAAAGAAAAAGCTGAAGCAGAATTATTAGCTATACATCCTGACTTTGCTAAGATTAGAGAAAGTGATGAGTTTCATAAATGGGCAGAAGACCAACCTAAATGGGTACAGAATGCCTTGTATGAAAATGATAATGATGCTAAATCAGCCGCAAGAGCAATTGATTTATATAAAGCTGACATGAATATAACAAGTCAAAAGCCTAGCAAAGACGCTGCAAAAGCTGTTAATGCTAAAGGTGAAAGGTCAGAACCTCAAAGTAATGAGAGTAAAAGTTTTATAAAAGAATCAGATGTTCAAGCTATGTCTGCAGAAGAATATGAAAAGAAGTCAGACATGATAATGGAAGCAATTCGAGCAGGTAAATTTATATATGATTTATCAGGCTCAGCAAGATAATAGTTGACAAACAATAATTTGTATGTATAACTATTGTATGAAAGTTGTATCTATCCCTATGTAATAGCTACATAGATATAACACTCGCAAGTATAAAGAATATTAGACCTACTCTGTCAAGTAAGAGCCCAATTATATTACGTACAAATGTAGTTGCACCTTTGAAAAATAGACCCCTAAATAAACTAAATATTTTGCATTTGTTTATAGTATATAAATAAGGAGAAATACTATGGCGTTTAAACAAGCTGCTGGATATGGTAATCTACCTAATGGTAATTTCTCACCTGTAATATATTCGAAGCAGGTTCAACTAGCATTCAGAAAAAGTTCTGTTGTAGAAAGCATTACTAATTCTGATTACTTTGGTGAAATTGCAGCGATGGGTGATACTGTTAAGATTATCAAAGAACCAGAAATCACAGTCAAGGAATATGCTCGTGGTACAATGATTACACCACAAGACCTTGATGACGAAGACTTCAGCTTAACTGTCGACCAAGCAAACTATTTTGCATTTAAAATCGATGATATAGAGGAAGCACATAGTCACGTAAACTTCTCTCAACTAGCAAGTGACAGAGCAGGTTACAGACTTAAAGACCAATATGACCAAGAAGTTCTTGGTTATTTATCAGGTTTCAAGCAATCATCAATCAATTCCGTTGCTGGAACTGCTAATGATGTCGTTAATGGCACAAAAGCAGTATCAACAGCAGGTTCTGATGAACTATTAACAAGCATGAAACTTAGAAAAGATAGTTTTGGTAACATCACCACATCAAGTGCTGGTGACCATTCTATCCCACTTGCACCACGTATGCCGGGTGCTACTGCACAAGCAACTGCTACTGCTACACCATTGCAAGTTATTGCAAGAATGGGCAGACTGTTAGATACACAATTTGTAGATACAGATGGTAGATGGATTGTGTTACATCCAACTTTTATCGAAGTGTTAAAAGATGAAGACTCAAGACTTCTCAATGCAGACTTCGGTGAATCAGGTGGACTAAGGGCAGGACTATCAATCGGTAAGATACATGGCTTTGATGTTTACTCATCAAACAATTTACCTGCCGTTGGAACAGGTCCGGGAACTTCAGGTTCAGCAAACCAAAACTCTAATTATGGGCTTATTGTTGCAGGACACAGTTCTTCAGTAGCTACTGCTGAACAAATCAACAAAACAGAGTCTTACAGAGACCCTGATTCTTTTGCTGACATTGTTCGTGGTATGCATTTGTATGGCAGAAAGATACTTCGACCTGAAGCTATCGTAACTGCTAAATACAACGTAGCGTAAGGGAGGATAGACTATGGCAACATATGATTTAACATCATCCGATACCACAGGGGTATCCTCAAATTCTATCGCAGCTATGCCATCTGTTAAAAATACTCATGTAATGAGAAATATTGAAGCATACTTAGATATTGATGCTTTAGTAGCAGCAGGTGGTAGCTTTTCAGATGGAGATATCTTTCAGGTGTTAGAAATACCTGCAAATACTCTAGTCTTAAATGCAGGTGCAGAAGTGATGAAAGCATTCACAGGCAGTTGTACTCTTGACATGGATTTTGCAGCAGGTGATGACATTATTGATGGTGCAGACATAACCTCTACAGGTTTTTGTGCAGCAGGAAGTAATGGTCAAACTAATACTATTGTGGGAAGTGCGGCTTCAACTTATACTCAATTTGTAACTACTACAGATACTATTGATGCTAAGATTGCAGGTGCAGCTCCAGCTACAGGCAGACTCAGAATGTATGCAACTGTTATTGATTTAGCAGGGCATGGATTAGATGATAAGCCTGATGAAGTTGATAGAGACCAATTAGCTTAATTAGCTAGATATAGGGTGGCAGGGAAACTTGCCATCCTTTTAACACGAGTTTATTATGGCAGAAACATTCCTTACACACACAAATAGAGTTATAGCACGATTAAATGAAGTACAATTAACATCTTCTGATTTTGCTTCTTCACGAGGTATACAAACTCAATGTAAGAATGCTGTCAACGAAGCTGTAAGGTATATTAATCAAAAAGAATTTCAATATCCTTTTAACCATACTACAAAAACTGAAACACTTACAGCAGGAACAGTTAAATATAGTATTCCAACAGATGCTAAAACTGTAGATTACAATACATTTAGATTAGTAAAAGATAGTGATTTAGGTGTAAGTGGTGGAAGATTATCAATACTTAATTACAATGATTATGTAAATTCTTACATAACACAAGAAGATGAAATAGTTACAACAACATTAAGTCAATCTCATACTGATTCAGTTACAACAATTACAGTAGCTAGTACAACAGGTTTTGATAGCACAGGAACTTTACATATAGGTAACGAACAAGTTACATATACAGGCACAACAAGTACAACATTTACAGGTGCTACAAGAGGTGCTAATTCAACAACAGCATCGGCACATGATAGTGGTGTTCAAGTAGCACAGTTTGATAGAGGTGCTATACCATCTTATGTAACTAGGACACCTGACAATAATTATATTCTTTATCCTTATCCCAACAAATCTTTTTCTATAAAATACGACTACTTTACATTTCCTAGTGATATGTCAGCACATGGAGACACAACATCTATACCTGACAGATTTGCACCTGTAATAGCAGATGGTGCAACAGCTTTTGTATATCAGTACAGAGGTGAAACTCAACAGTACCAATTAAATATGCAAAGATTTGAACAGGGTATTAAAAACATGCAGACATTGCTAGTTAATAGATTTGAATACGTTAGGTCTACATATATACCTAGAACAGGATATTCTAATACAGCAGATATACCATTAAGGTTGACGTAGTATGCCTGACCAATCGCAATCATCACCTTTTAGTTTTGCGTGTCAGGGTGGGTTAGTTTTAAATCAACCTACATTTAATATGCAACCCGGTCAAGCATTAGAACTACAAAACTTTGAACCTGATATTGATGGTGGTTATAGAAGAATAAATGGATTTAGAAAATATGTAAATCATATTGTACCTCAAACATCTGCATCAACAGAAAAAGTATTAATGGTTGCAGAGTTTGCAAATAAAATTATTGCAGCTAGAGGAGAAAAAATATTTAGTTCTGCATCTACTGAACTTGCTACAGCTATAGCATCAGGAACAGGGATGACAGGTTCAGGAACTATAACTGTAGACAGCACAACAGGATTTAGTTCTAGTGGAACATTACAAATTAATTCAGAAATATTTACATATACAGGTGTTACATCAACAACTTTTACAGGTGTAACAAGAGCACAAAGTTCTACAAGTGCTGCAGCACATGCTATAAATGATGTAGTATCAGAAAGTTGGACAGAGAGAGATGCAAGTCGTTCTGATGCAGGTAAATATAATTTTGAAAGATTTAACTTTGATGGTAATGATAAGTTAGTTGTTGTAGATGGTGATAATGCACCTACAGTATTTAATACATCTATAGCAGCAACAGATGTATCATCAGGTGGTGGTGGAGAAGTTAGTGTAGCAGTTACAGGTGCTAAATTTGTAACAGCTTTTAGAGACCATATGTTTTATGCAGGTATGTCTAGCACACCACAGGAGTTAGTTTATAGTGTGCCATTTGATGAAGATAACTTTGCAACAGGTAGTGGTGCAGGTAGTGTAAAAGTTGATGATACTATTGTAGGATTAAAAGTTTTCCGTAGTGATTTATTTATATTTTGTGAAAATAGAATATTTAAACTATCAGGAAGTTCACAAAGTAACTTTGCAGTAGAGCCTGTAACAAGAAATATAGGTTGTGTAAATGGAGACACAATACAGGAATTTGCAGGTGACTTAATATTCTTAGGACCTGATGGATTACGTACAGTCGCAGGTACAGCAAGAATCGGTGACGTTGAAATTGGTACAATTAGTCGTGCTGTACAAGCTGAAATAGATGATAATATATTAGATTCTAATTTATTTGAGTCTATTGTTATACCTGATAAAACACAGTATAGATTATTTTTTAGTAATAGCACAGATGCTGAAGCACAGACTAAAGGAATTATATGTGTTTTAAAAGGACAACAGTTTGAGTTTGCAAAATTAAAAGGTATCAAACCTTCAGCTACAGATACATTTGTAGAAACAGGAGATGTAAAAGCCATACATGGTGGTTTTGATGGTTATATTTATAGACAAGAAAAAGGTAATGATTTTGATGGAACAGCTATAGATGGTAAATATAGAAGCCCTGATTTAACATTTGGAGACCCCGGAGTTCGTAAACATATGCAAAGAGTTATTTTAAACTATGCACCTGAAGCATCTATTAGTGCAGATTTATTTTTAAGATATGATTATGAAAGTGGTGAAGCTGCAAGACCTGCCGCATATCCATTTGATTCATCTAAAGTATCAGCAGTTTATGGTACAGCTACATATGGCACAGCAACTTATGGTGGTGCAACACAACCATTAGTAAGACAATCTGTTGAAGGTTCAGGATTTGCAGTAGCACTTAGAGTTAACGATAGTGGAACTACTGCACCATACTCATTAAAGGGGTTTGGATTAGAATATCAAGTAGGAGCAAGAAGATAAATGGGAGCAACGTATACAAGACAGTCCACATATACTGATGGTGACGTTATACAAGCATCCGATACTAATAACGAATTTAATCAGTTATTAGCAGCGTTTGCATCAAGTACAGGACATACTCACGATGGCACTACTGCTGAAGGTGGTCCTATAACTAAATTATTAGGCACATCTATAACAATAGGAGATGGTACAGCAGGTACAGATATAGCTGTAACTTTTGATGGTGAAACATCAGATGGTGTTCTTACTTGGATGGAAGATGAAGACCACTTTAAATTTTCAGATGATATAGTAATAGATAGCACTAAAAAATTATATTTAAATGATGCAGGTGGAGAGCATATAAGTGGTGATGCTACAGATTTAACAATAGCATCAGGAAATGATATTAATCTAACAGCAACAACAGATATTAACATACCTGCTAATGTTGGTTTAACTTTTGGTAATGATGCAGAAAAAATAGAAGGTGACGGAACTGACTTAACTGTTTCAGGTAATAATATAAATCTTACAGCAGTTGCAGACGTAAATATTCCATCAGGTGTAGGACTAACATTTGCCACAGCAGAAAAAATAGAATCAGATGGTACTGATTTAAGTATAACTGTTGGGTCAGGTGGTGATATTAATATACCTGCCGATATAGGATTGACATTTGGTGATGATGGAGAAAAGATAGAAGGTGATGGTACAGACCTTACTATAACAGGTAATAATATTAATTTAACTGCTACTGCAGATATTGTAGTTCCTGCAGATGTAGGTATTACATTTGGTAGTGGTGAAAAAATCGAAGGTGATAGCACAGATTTAACTATTACATCAGGTGCTAAAATAAACTTAACAGCAACTTCTGATGTACACATACCAAACAATGTTGGCATTGTATTTGGTGGTGACAGTGAAAAGATTGAAGGAGATGGTACAGATATGACTATCTCTGCAAACAATCTTACAGTAGATGCAGTAGCAGATATTACTTTAGATGCAGGTGGTGCTAATGTTGTATTTAAAGATGATGGCACATCTATTTTAGATATAGCTAATAATTCAGGTGATGCAGAATTAACAGTTAGCACAGCAGATAAAAACTTTGCTATCAAAGGTACGGATGGTTCTAGTGCAATAACTGCTCTTGATATCGATATGGCACTAGCAGGTAAAGCTACTTTTAGTGGTGACGTAGTTGTAACAGGAGACTTAACTGTAACAGGTGATGACCTAACTATGGGTACAAATACTAGTGGTCATATTATGGTTGCAGATGGTACTAACTTTAATCCTGTAGCAGTATCAGGTGACGTAACTATAGCATCAAATGGTGCTGTAACAATAGCAAATGGTGCAGTAGAAACTGCAATGGTAAATGCAAATGTTATTACAGGACAAACTGCTGAAACATCTCTTGACACATCTAATGACGTAATACTAATACATGATGCAAGTGCAAGTGCTTTAAGAAAAACTACACTAGCATCTATATCATCTGCTCTTGGTGGTATTACAGATGTTGTTGCTGATACTTCACCACAGTTAGGTGGTAATCTAGATACTAACTCACATAATATACTTATTGATGATGCACATTTTATTGCAGATGAAAATGGTAACGAACAGATTATATTTCAAACTACAGCATCTGCTGTCAATCAAATTGATGTAACAAATGCTGCAACAGGTAATTCGCCTGAAATATCTGCAACAGGTGGTGATACAAATATTAGTTTAAAACTAACACCAAAAGGTTCAGGTCAAGTTTTACTAGATGGTAATGTAGGTGTTGAATCAGGTACTATTGATTTAAAGAACTCAGGTTCAAGGTCTAAGATTAATTTTTATTGTGAGTCAGGTAATGCTCATGCACAAGCACTTCAAGCTGCACCACACTCAGAAAGTGCATCAAATACTTTAACACTACCAAGTACAGGTGGTGACGTTGATTTAGTTTCAACAGCATCAACTGCTACACTTACAAACAAAAGTATTGACTCTGATAACAATACTATTACAAACATTGTAAATGCAGACATAAAATCTAGTGCAGCGATTGCAGATACGAAACTAGCTACTATATCTACAGCAGGTAAAGTTGCTCTAAGTGCATTAGAGATTGATGGTGCAAGTGATATTGGTGCAGACTTAGTAGATGCTGACTTAATTATTGTTGATGATGGTGCAGGTGGAACAGAAGTAAAATCTGAACTAACAAGAGTTAAAAAATATATTTACTCTGCAATGTCAGGTGATGCAACTGCAAGTGATGCAGGTGCAGTGACAATAGCAAATGATGCAGTTGAGAGTGGTATGTTGAATGACAACATAATTAGTGGTCAAACTGCATTAACATCAGGACTAGCAACAACAGATGAACTACTTGTAAGTGATGCAGGTACAATCAAAAGAATGGATGTAAGTGTTCTAACAGCAGTTACTGACGATAGTGCGACAGCGTTAGCTATCGCATTAGGATAATGCTTGACAAACAAGCAATTTTCGTGTATAATTAACAAGCAAGGAAGGAAAAATGGCGAATACATTTAAAGTAAAAACCAATGATGCAATGCCATCAAGTGCAGGTACTCCTTTAACACTTTACACTGTACCATCTAGTACAACAACTATTGTATTAGGTTTGATACTATGTAATGTAGATACATCACAAAGAACTGTTGATGTGCAACTTGTATCCGACACAAGTGATACTGAAACAAACGCAACTGTAAAGTTATTGGAAAATGTTCCAATACCTGCAGGTTCAAGTTTGGAAGTATTATCAGGTGGTAAAGTTGTGTTACAAACTACAGATGTGTTAAAGATAGACTGTGACGTTGCAGCTAAGATTGATGCTACGCTTTCAATTATGGAGATAACATAATATGGTTCATATAGGTAATACACCTGCAAGTAACTTTGCATCTGTAACTAAAGATACATTTAGTGGAGATGGAAGCACGACTGCTTTTACATTATCTAAAGCTGCGACAACCAATGGAGTTGCAGTCTTTGTAGAAAACGTAAGACAAGAACCTACAACAGCGTATGCAGTTAGTGGTACAACATTGACGTTTACTGCTGCACCTGTAAGTGCTAGTGGAAATAACATCTATGTGTTACATCACAACGCACCTGCAAGTACAGCAACACATCCTGCTGCACAGGCTTTGACTGCCACAAGTGGTACATTTACAAGTAACATAGATGTAGATGGTACGGCTAACTTAGATGCTGTTGATATTGATGGTGCAGTAGACATGGCTAGTACATTAGCTGTAGCAGGTGTATCTTCACTTACT